TATTCCAATAGCGATATGCTTCTTGCCATTTAAGTCCGGTGGATGGGGACGCTTTAGCAGCCCATAATTCAAGTTGTTGAAGAGCTTTCTCAGCGGCATCAATAACCTGCTGACGTGGACGGAGAGTATCAAGGTACCAACGAGCAAGGATAGCTTGGGTGCGACGATAGGACCCAGCAATAAGAATCTTGCCTTGTGGCGGAGCCGTAAGGATATAATTATTTATCAGAGTTGCGGCATCGTTAAGAGCTATTTGAATCTTATCGTAGTTGATATCATTCCTAGTCGGATCGTCTATTGATCCTAATTCCAAAGCTTCTTGATAACCAAATATTTCAATAAAGTAATCTACAGACGCGGGATTACAATTGTCAGATAACCCAAATTTATCTGGATATGGTTGTGACATACCTTTAATCATCTATTTTAACTTTAAACATTATGGTTTAAATATAGTTAAACTAACTAATATAGATTACACCCATGAAACCTAGGATATACATTTATAAAATAACCTTTGAGGAAGTTCCTTTTTATTATTTTGGGAGTAAAAAAGAAAAAATATTTAATGAAGAGTATTTTGGATCTCCTAAAACAAATAAATGGTATTGGGATGTGTACACGCCAAAAAAACAAATTTTAGAGATATTTGATTATACGGAAGAAGGTTATAAACAATGTAGAGATGTGGAATATAGACTTATTAAACATTTTATAAATGATCCTCTATGCTTAAATGCCGGATATTTTGGATATTATAAACCGATACCTTTTACGAAAGAAAGAAAAGAAAAAATATCTCTTGCTCTAAGAGGTAAATCACTGTCTGAGGAAACAAAAGCAAAACTTAGTGAAATTAGGAAAGGTTCAAAAAATGGAATGTTTGGAAAAAAACATACAGAAAAGACTAGAAAGAAAATAGCTGATAAAGCCTTTGGAAGGAAGCATTCAGAGGAGACAAAGAAAAAAATTTCCTGCGCTTTTAAAGGTGAAAATCATCCGCTATATAGAGTTGGACATTCTAAAGAGGCAAAAAGGAAAATGTCAGAATCAACTAAAGGAATGTATACTGGAAGAAAAAATCCAAATTGCAAGTTAAGAACTTGGAAACATGACTTATACGGAATTCAAAAAAATTTAGCAATATTCGAATTAGTTGAAAAATTTAATTTTTTATCACTCAATAAAAGTAAGTTATCGGAAGTTGCTAGTGGTAAGAAAAAAGAATATAAGGGTTGGTCTATGATATCATAATAGTATGAGTTCTCTTTACCAAGCCTACTTAAAAGCACTAGATTTGGCCATTAATAGAGACCTCAGGGTAGATACTTTTGTAATCAAGAAGACAGTTAATTATATCCAAAATGCACTAGATTCTATGGCAGAGGTTGATCAACAAACGTTGAAGGATCTACATCAGAAGATCATTGATTACTTGGACTCTGAGGAACTGGTTGAGATTCGTATGGATATGATGTTTGGTGAGACCGAGTACCTAAAGAAAAATATTTTTGATATAAATATCCAGAAAATATCTTCTCTAAAAAAGAGAATAGAAGAACTTATCACATAAAAAAGAGGCCCGGTTAGGGGCCTCAGAAGTAATATGTGAGTTAGGCTCAGGCAACAGGATTGTTGAAGATGAAACCAGAACCACACTTGCCATTTTCACCCATGCCGACGAGCTCGAAGCTACGCTCAACGAGGATGTCGCCGGTGAATACTCTGCGCTCAATATTAAAACGCTCAGGAGTGGCGATAGGATAACCACTGAGAGTATAGGTATAGGCGAAAGCAGGGTTGCCATAGTTGGCGTCAAGAGCGGGCATGAAACCATCAGTTGCTCCCGAAGGATGGTAGAAGAGAACAGCAACGTTGTTGTAGATGTTCTCAAGAGCACCAGTGGACTGGTTGAGCTTGAGTCTACGGGCAACACGGATCTCATCAAGACCGAAGATTTGAGCTAGGGTCTTCTCATCCACGAGCACACCGCGCTGCATGAAGTCACGGATGCGCTTGTTACGCTTGAGGGCATTGAAGGCGTCAGGTGAGATCACCATCTTGTTAGGATAGACACCGATCTGCGAGCGAACTTGCTCTTTGGCGTCGTCCATGAGGACCTCAACGTCAGCAGTTGGGCTGTTGAACTGATCAGCACCACCATTATAGGTGGAGAGATCGAGAACGTTACCGGTCTCGTACTGAGCGGAGTCGGTTACGATATCAGCAACCTGAACTTCCCAAGACTGCATGAGGCGATTAGCAGCGTCCTTAGCAGCAAACTGACGGAGGTCAATTTGAGCAGCGCCGTTCTTGGCTTCAGCAGCGACTTCCTCGGCGATTTCCCAGCTGATCGCTTCCTGGCGGAGAGCGAACGAACGGGTTCCGAATTCGTTCTGGATCTTCTGGATGTTAGTTCCAGGAGCGCGGAGGAACGACTGAGCCGCAAAAGCCTCCTTACCAAAAACGAGTGTACGTCCAGCTCTGGTATTCATAGATACCGAAGGAGCGAAGAATGTGGCTACGCCTTCAGAGTTCTTATAGCCCTGGGCGAGTTGCGTAAGAATAGGGTCAATTACCGATCTGTTAATTCAGAGCTCTTTATCTCTGATCTCCGATTTCTCGGAGTGTCGGACTATATCATCATAAGAAATTATTTTCTTATGTCGGGCACTCGTGGGAGAAATTATTGTTGGGACTCATTCTCCTAGTCTCTGAACCTTCCAAGGAAACTAAGCCCTTCCTTGGCTTGGCTGCTGATTATCTTTTGGGGATTATGCCCTTCTGAAGACTTCCAGCAATTCACCCGATTTTTCCTCTTGATAGATCGTATTAGGAGCGATGTTATCAAAGTTTTTTGCTTTGCCCAAAATCTCTATTGATGATTTATTTAAAACTTTATAGTTTTTACCTGCTGTCGCCCAGTTTTTAAATGTATTTGGATTTATATTAAAAAACTGAGCCGGTGTTGTTGTTCCAATGAAGATATAAATTTTATTTTCATGGAACATTTTATAGAGATTTGATTTTGCTCTTAATCCGCCTATCGAACCGGCTTTCTTTGAGGAGATTTTGTGCGCGTCTGTTTTGTTATAATGTTTAAAACTTGAGTTTTTTACAAAACTTCTCGCGTATGATCCCCACTCACCACCGGCTCTAGAACCATTTAATCCATTCTTCCAAGAATCATAAAAATCAATATATTGAGTTTCTTTCTTTCCCATTTCTTTAGGATTATTTATTTCCTCTAGGATAGAAAATTCAAATAAATCGATTCCGTATTTTTTAAATGCTTCTTGGAGTTTTTTAGCAGATCTAAATCCGGTTTTATGCTGTTCCCATCTTTTATGGATATTAACAGACTTACCCACATAAACTAAATTTTTAATAGATTTATGTTTGATAAGGTATATACCGGATTTAATCATGTTTCTTATTTTATCATGGATTTGATTCTAAAGAGGCCGCGTATTATTCACGGACCTGATCTAAATTCATCATGATAGTTTGTTCTCCTTAATAATGATATCTATCAAGCACCAGCTTCGTTACCGAGCTTAACGCGGATGTATTGACCAGCGCCGGCAGATGTGATAGCATCTAGGGCACGACCAAGAACCACGCCTGTTCCGCCATCGTTAGCCTGGCCAGAGGCGTTGGCAACAACAGCATCATCAACAGCGAAGGTAGCGGTTGGATCTACCTCAACGATAGCAATACCGGAGGTAACAATCGAAAGAAGACCTTGGTATGGGAATACACTGGTCTTGAATGGGGTTGTGGAAGGATTGAGTTGACCTTCGTAAACGAGAGTCGAACCATCATCAACCTGGTAGCCCTTAGCGGTGAGTTCACCTTGGCCAGGGGCTGCATAAACACTAACACCAGCGGCGTAAGCGCCACCAGCGGGATAAGCACCAGCGCGAGTTACGAATCTGTGGGCTTCTACAGCGGCTGTAGTCTGCACAGTTTCAACGTACTGGTGGTCAAAAGACATGTAACGTGGGTCAGTTGCCATTTTTAGTTTACTCCTTATGAGTTATCTGAGATAATTGCCTTCAGGGCGATAGTGTAATCCACTCCCTTGCTCTCAGCATATTCCAATGCCTGAGCATGGAGGTCTGCTGTAGAAGGGTCGTAGATGTACCCATCGGCTGATGGCGTGATTGACTTCTTAGCTGCTGGAGCTGAAGCCTGGGTTGCGTATTCTTCAAAACTAACCATTGAGGGTAGATTCTCAAGGACATTCTTGAAGAAATCAAATTGGGAAGTTTTACCTGACTCGGAGAAGTTCACGGAGTTCTTATTATTAAGAGTCTCCATAAACCGTACGAGATCGGTCTTAGGAACGATTTGCTGAGTAAGCTTACCGCCCTCATAGAGAGTTTCACAGAATTCAGAGATTTCTTTCTCTCTCATCAACTTCTTCTGTCTGGCTAGTTCTTCCTCCAATTCGGCTACCCGAGCTTGTAAATCGCTCTGAACTCCCATAGCGCGTTCGCTATGATCCAGAGTTCCTGTAGCCTCTTCAGTGGTCTCTTCGGCCATATCGCTCATTTTCTTTTTCTCTTCATCCTCATCCTCATCCTCTTCGTAGTCTTTGCATCCCTCACCATTATCAGAAACTTCGGTTTCTTCCTCGGCTTCCTCTTCGGCGTAGGTTTGCTCTCCCTTGGGTTCTTCAGCGCCCTTTACTTCCTCGGAGGTGGGATGTTCAGCTTCAGAGGGCTTTTTTCCTTCTTTCACTGTTTCGCCCATATCTTCGGTTTTCTCTTCCTCTTCCTCATCTCCCTCTTCTTTCTCACCTTTCTTAGCTTCGATGGCTTTTTTAAGTCCTTCGGGCATTTCGCCATAGGACATACCATCCTCACCTTCCATCATGGAAGCTGCATCGGTTTTTAGAGCTAGAGCCTTGATTAACTCATCAATTTCATATTCCGAGGCGAGTTGAGCGATCTTTTGATCATCGTCCTCCATGTCTCCAGACACATCATCTGTTTCCATTTCAGGACCCTCATCTCCACCTTCTTCAGAAGGCTCGGCAGGAGGCATATCTTCGCCTTCACCACCATCTTCACCGCCCATATCGTCTGAATCGGTGTCATCAGTAAGCATATCATCACCACCCATGTCATCACCACCGTCTTCGGTAGGATCAGCAGGAGGCATATCTCCGCCATCACCACCATCTGCGGTGGGATCGGCGTCATCTGCCATGCTCATTGTGGGATCGGAAGGAGGCATATCTGCATCCATGCCATAATCCATTTCATAATCGGCAGGAGCACCGGTTTCTGAAACTTTATTTCCGCTATCGTCATATACATTGGCGCCGGACTTGCCACCACCAATGTTGATATTAACAGTCATTCCCCCTTCGGAGTGTTCGATCACCGAAGCAGGAGTTTCTGTTTTGGTTTTTTTCCTAGCCATAGTTTGATTTTTTCCTAAGTGTTCTTTAAACGAAATAGAAGACTCCCCTTCGGAGGGGGTGAATGTGATAGTCTCTGAATCAGAGAGTTCAGAAAAAGCGGTTAGCCCTTTAACCGCAGGGATTGAAACCAATCCGAGGTGCCGAAGGGCTAAGTTCCCTGGTGTGGGATTTGTTTCTGCATCTGGCAAGTAGAATGAACTACTCACCTTTTTAAAAACTCCATCTCGTATTAAGTTTTCGGCCTTAGGGGTAAGTTCGACCTTACCCCAAAGTTCTTTGCCTTTTCTCCAGACTTTACGTACCCAACCAAGAGCGGGAGTTCCGTCGTCTTGGTCATGACCAATGATTAGCGGAGCCTCGTGCTTATCAGGATTGTATGTATTAACAACCTGCTCTAGATCATCCTCTGTAAAGATCATTTTCTGACCAGTAGAGGAGATCTGAGGACCGGCTCTAAACATCTCGATAAAAACAACCTTTTTGGGTCTCTGAGATGAGAGAGGCTCGTTGGAATTGAGTACGTGTTCTTTCATTTATCAGAATACGTTTGTTGTATTGAGAAGATTACTAAATCTCTCTTCATTTCTGGAGAATGAATCACTCAACTGAACCACTTGTCCAGCAGGTGTTCTAACGACAGTAACAAGTAAACGTTCTAAAGTTGGGCTTGTGGCCACGTAAACGTCTAGTCTTACTGTGCCCTGTTCAAGAGATGTATTATCATTATTGGCAGATGAACAGACTACTAAATAGGCCTGTTCTGGTCTTGAACCAAATAATGCTCCTTGACGGAAGAATTGTCCACACACCTGAGAGGCAATAGACTTAACTCTTGCATATACGGTACCAGCTGAATCAATCTGCTCGAACAAGATATCATCAAAACTACGTCCAAGAACATCAACTAAGACGTTAAGAATTACGCGGGTGTTAATAAACTTAAACAGAGGATTTGTAGAGAGGGTTCTTGCTCCCCATGTTACAATGCCGCGATTAGGAAGTGAACGAATTGGGTTCAAACCAAGGGCATAAGTAACTTCTTGTTGTTGGGCAGAGATATCGAACTTAAGTCCAACGGCGCCACGTAGTGGATAACGTGCTCCAGCAGGAGGTTGTTGGAAACCTTCATTAATGTATCTGGAGCAGGCAATACCAGCTACATATCCTGAAGGAGCAACATAGCGATCGTCTAGATTCTTCACATAAGGAGCGTAATATGCGGCGTGACCGAATGGCACCCCTACTGTGCCTTTGATAAGATCTAGTTCATCTTGAACATCACCTAGTGAAACTTCGTCAGCTCCACAATCAATCAGAGCGACATGTTGTGTAGAAGTAATTCCTTCAGTCGTTCCAATTTTGCCCTCAGCAGCGCGAACCAGAGTCTGCGTAATCTTTAACCTCTCTTGGCGAGCTTCGGAAGCACTTGCAAAGTCTCCTGTTCCTGCCTCATAGGTTAGCACTGAATATGCTTCTGGTGCAAATAAGAATCCCGGGGCTAATGTTGCTGAGCCTACTCCTTGCTCGATTGCATAGACAAAATCATTGGCTTTTGCAGTAGCGGATACTTTATAAGAATCGTAACCAGCGTTCTGAGCAGTAGAAATTAGTTTTACTACGTTAGGATCAGAAATTCCAGAGCGATTGATGCCGGGGTATACAGGCGAACTTACTCCGTTTTTGGAAGTGATTTTTACCCTTAGAACGTAGTCATGTGAATAGAATCCATTGGCTGACGACTTATTAGTTGTAGTAATTTGTGCTCCTGGATCAATTGTAACATTGTTAGGAGTTACTGTCATCTGAGTATTACTCGAGATAGAAGCAATTGTAAATGTTACTCCATTAGCAACAAATGTCCCACCATTTGCTAATTCTGTACTAAATAATGTATTAGTACCAGTAACTACTCCGCCACTTATTCCTACAGTTCCAGATAGGAAAATTTCAGAAAGTTCAGGGCGGATGTAAGGATTGCCAACTGCTGAAACCAGATCACTATCTGTGTCAAGGCCATTGTTGGGGATGTACTTAGTATCTGAGAGTTTTCCTGTTTCTGTCGAAACCGCCTCTACAGCATAATAGTCAATTAAATCCTTTTCAGTAAGAACTGCTTTGATTTCATTGACTAGCCCAGTTGTTAATTCTTCTGGAGTTGAACCATTAACGATGATGGCTCTATTCTCTCCTGCTACATTAAGGTAGAATACTTGAACTGAATCAGGAAGATATCCTTGGCGGGTAACCGGATTTCCACTTGGTACGATAGCATCAGTACCACTTACGACTTTTGTAAAGGCGTTGGTACCAGCATCATATTGCCAATAGACCGCATCAGCATCAGCCCACTTAGTCGTATTTGTACTAAGGTCTTTTGAGATGGCTACGTACTTGTCGTCGGGGATATTTCCAGTTGTATAAATCTTTTGATCATTAAGGAAAGCCTTAAGAATATCAGATTGCTGGGTTGCAATATCATTATAAGTATCCTGTGCAGCAAAGAAAGAACTTAATTGAGCTCCAGAAAGATGGAGGATACCTTCTTTAGTTGCCTGGTCACGAGATACACAACGGAAGTTAATTTCCTTGACAGAAGTATAAAATGATATGACTCCAGTTTCTTGAAGTAGATCAATCTTTTGCGCGTATTCAGAATTACTGAACTTATAAGCGTGAAATTCTTCAATCTCTGGTACTCTACGGGAGTCCTTTGAAAAAATTCTGAATTTACCGGCTAATGCTTCAATAGCATTTTGCTCGATTTTATAAAAATCAGCAAATCCGTCTCCATTGCCAGAGAGATATGTATATACATCTCTAGCATTGTCAATCTGATCTAGTCCAGTTGTTGTAATAACTTTGATCTCAGTATTATCAGCGTCGTAGATACCAATAGGAGTACCGAAATATCTACCATTTACTTTAATAGCAAATGCATTATATCCAGTGCCAGCAGTAGATTTTCCGATATCAACTACAGTTTCTGGAGTAGGAGTTACTCTGGTAAAGTAGAGAATACCATTTACTCCAACATTATCAAAGAATGCTTTGACACTATCGTAACTGGCGAGGGCCCCCTTATTGCCGATAGGGACGCCAGTTGCCCCAATTTTCTCTAGATAATCATCAGCGGATGCTATCTGAGTTGGCTTATAAGGCTCTAAATACGAATATGCATCAATAGCATCTTTTCCATAATAATCTTCGGCGGGAGTAGTGCCAAAGATATATCCCACGGCATGTGTAGCGATGGGTTGCGGAAGAGAGCCACTTGTTGCCTGAGCAACAAAGACCCCCGGCCTATTCAATGTCGCGGCATTGATTCTAATTGGATTGGCCATAGAGATTTGAAGACACTATATCTTTCACTATTATCCTTAAACAAATAAGGGATTCCACTTTGTTTATACGACTACATCTTTTTTGTAGAGAAGGAACAATTCGTTCATCAGCCAATCTGGACAAGAGCTAGCACCACATCTCTTATACTCAAGTAGTTTCATTGACTTGCGTAAAATTTTATTGAAGTCATTAGTATCAACGTATCTAGCACAAACTTTTACAAACGATTTCAACTCGACTTGATCTTGTTCAATGCATATGGAGCATAGAATGAGAATAAGTTTTAACTTATCTGAGTCTGTCATTCATTCATTCTTCATTGAGTCGATTGCTTCTTTATGGATTTGAGCCATTGCAATAAATTTTGTCATTGGAACCTTTTCCATATCTAAAACATTAACAAAAGATCCATTTTGAATCCCGTAGCAAGTTTTTAACCAAGAGTATTTTGGAAGATAATTGCATAAAATATGCTCCTTAACGCAATTAAATACCTTTACTATTATTCTTTGAGTTAAAGATCCAGATTTAATTCCGTCTAGATTCAAGTAATCTATTATCTTCTGAATATCTTCAAAGGAGATTCTTTTCTGCCCTTCTTGTAAATCCTCTCCTTCTCCATCTAGGACACTATCCAGATATTCCAAATCTTCCCCGGTTATGTCTCTAAATCTTATTTCCCGTCCCTTTTTATCTTTTATAGTGATTGTATAGTCGTGATTACGAATTACCTCAAGATCATCATTCTTCATCTCCACTTAGTCCTAGGAGTTGATTGATTGCTTGACCTAGCATCTTCAACTGTTTCGCACGGAGTCTTTTAGCATCCTTAAGGGAAAGTTTTCTTTCCCCCGCCGCTGGGGAATGGAGGATACAAATAGTTTGAAGAGTTGCTTCTACCTCAGAAATTTTTTTATCCTCTGAGATATTCGAGATCTGGATAAGATCATCAGCCGAAGGTTCTTGAAGACAAAGAAACTTTCCAGGAGCGATCTCCACGGGGATAACTTCGGGCTCACCAAAATCAAATCCAATATCTTCAAGGGCAGTTACCTCATCTTGAGTAACTCGTGACATTTTGTTTACTGCCATGGTGTTTATATAATGTCCCTTTCTTTAAACCTCTTTGTTTAAATTTAATATAGATAGGTAGGATATTTACGTGGCAGTCAATAACAACCCATATGAGGCTTGGCAGAAACTCCGCCAAAATTCCGATTATAGATCTACAGACACCCAGATAAATTCTTTGGTTCGTCAGCAATTATCCCAGTCGGATTACTTGCGATCTTCCAATAGAGTGAACTCGGGACCTCAGCAAATAACCAGGGCTAACATGGCAAAGAACTCAGCACAATCTCCCCATGTCCTAGCCCCAGAAGACATGTGGGGATGGCAAAATTGGGCTCATGTTCCATCTTCAAAAGAATCAAACTTGGCAACGGGCCTTAGAGAAGAAAACACCTCAACAGATATTCCAGGTGCATCCTATCCTCCAGGTTATAATGTTGGTGGGATGACAGGCGGTTGTAGCTCATGTAGACGAAGGAGATATTAATGGCATATAGACGCAAACCACGTAACCAAAAAATGGAAGACCAAAACCAACTTCAAGATCCTCAAGCAGAAGAGAATAAACTTCCGACCATTGAAGAAGTTGAGGAAAATATTAAAAAAGTTATCGAGATTGATAAGATGCTCGATGAGACTCTAGAAAAGTTAGAGGCTCTACCATCAGTTTCCAAGCCATCAACACCTACCGGCAAAGTCTTCATTGGCGAGGAGGATAAACGCCTTTTTAAAAAGTTTAATCAACATATCATTAAGAAGCTCGGGATTTCTGGCAACAGGTCCTTTAAGATATGATATAATTGTATAAGATGTAACAGTTTTATGAAACCTGAGCTTATCGACGCCTACATGGATATTGCGGAGAGATTCGCTAAGGTTTCTAAATGTGAAAGGTTAAAAGTTGGGGCTATAATTGTAAAAAATGGATCGATTTTAGCTCATGGGTGGAATGGTACACCCAGCGGGTATAGGACTAATTGTTGCGAGGATGAGAATGGAGTTACTTCTCCATTTGTTCTTCATGCTGAGCAGAATGTCCTTGTTAAGATGGCTAAGTCAACAGAGTCTATTGAGGGTGCTGAGTTATTCTGCACTCACTCTCCCTGTTCTGAATGTTCAAAACTACTCGCGCAGAGCGGGATTAAGAAAGTCTATTATAAGTATAAATATCGCATCACTGATGGTATTGATGTCCTCAATGCCCTTGGTGTAGAGACTCAGGAGGTCCCATGAATTTTAATACACAGGAAGAAAGAGAGGCGCTTAAAAAATCTCTTCTTAACACAGAGGATCTAAATGAGACCTTGGAGTGCCTTGAGCATGTATTGGTTCATAGGACTCCCTTTGCATTGTATGTAGCAACTGCAGACCGGACCGATTGTATGTGGATCTTTGACCCAGGTACTGTATATGAAATGGTCGGCGGAGAAAAGAAATATAAGGAAATTTATGAAGAAATGTTTCCTACAGAGGAGGATAAATCTATTGGGGTTATATTTTTTATATTAAAAAAAGTCGGGCCTTTGTACTCGATCCGACTTAGTATTGAAGTTATTGAAGAAGTTATAGAAGAATTATACGAGAATATCTGATTAGATAGTTGTTTTAGTGTATTGCAAGGTCGATGTCGTATCGACAATATTAGAAGTGACTTCTACTAGAGCTCCATCAGACGTAGTCGGTGTTACTTGCTCAAGAGATAGAGATCCATCATCGGTTGTACTAGATTTTTCGGAGTCGTAGAATATATTCCCGTATTCAACAGGATAGATTCCTGTCTTCGTTCCGTCATTAGGAAGTTTAACAATAAAGGAGTTGATTTGTCCGACCCCAGGCGTGTCCTCTTGAGACTTCATTCCAAAATAGACATAGTCCTCGGAGTTTGTGTCTAATCCAGTAGATTGTTCATATCCGGCTGAATGACCTATTTGTCCGGTTCTGACATATGAACCATCTTTGTCAAATGCGAAAATAGGCAGACCGACTGCCTGATAAATATTATGAGTTCTTGTACCATAGAACAGAATTCTATCATCTGACATTCCGATATGAGATAATTTAGTGATCCGGTCTAGACTTAATGTATCTTCACTGGTTATTACTTTTTGCCATTCTATTGACGTTGGAGATGTCGGATTTATCTTTAAAAATATGGGTGCATAAATAAGTTCTTCAACATTAGAATAAAGAAGTCCTGATAAATACACTTTATTTTCATCATCAACAAAAATCCCTTGCCCTTCGAAACCATCTATCTTAAAAGAATCTAATATTTGGCCAGAAGGATTTATTTTATAAAAAATCGTATGGAATATGGATATGCCAGCTCCATAACAATAGGCGATTACATATAGATTATTATCTGCCCCCACTGTGGAATTGCAAATAACTTGATTTGAAAAATCATAAGATTTTTGCCATTCGAGATCTCCTGTTCTTGAGTATTTTGCAACAAAAAGATCACCGCGGCCATCACCTATAAGATATACATCTCCGCTACTATTAACACTGAAAGAATGAGGAAGTACACTATTTATATCTTCAGGAAGTATTGTTAAGGACTTAGACCACAAAAGGGACCCAGAATTACTATATTTAACAAGATTTACATTGGCGGAGATGTATGTGTCCAACTCGCGATCCATTGAGAGGACGTAAACGCCATCAGAGAGGGCTTTAACGGATAATTGATCTAATATCCTAGACCCAGCTGATGTCTTCCTCTGCCACAAAAGTCCACCATTGGTGGTGAATCTCATCAAATCACCGCCTTGACCATAGAAATATAAGTTCTCGTCGTTTACAGAGAGCGTTCCTACTGAAGCGGAGATCTGTAATATCCAGGGTAGTATTGTTGGCGTAGGAGCTGGCGTGGGGGTTGGTGTTCCTCCCGCCATGTTATTTATAGCCGCTTGGATTAAAAATTTACCTAACATCACGCGTAACTTCCAATATATGCTCCATATGCCTGAGTTCCCACTTTCCAAAAAACCAACGTATCTTTTGCGGTCAATGTCGGTGGAGTATTACCCTGTGCGCTAACCCAAGTCATACTCGGCCATGAAACAGCCGCAGAACCCCCTCCTTCCAGCATTAAGACAACTGTTTGACCTTCTTCTAAACTCTCAGAGAATGTAATTTGGCTAGAACTTAGAGTTTTAGTCTGGATAGAGCCATTAGCGGGATTTATATCAGATCCAGACAATGTATATACTTTTTCCTTTACTTCTTTTAAAATAATTTGATTATCTACAGTTAGTTCTGTGAGTATAGTTTCCCCGGCAACTGTTAGATTACCTGATATAGATAAATCGTCACCACCCTGTTTTGATAAAGATTCCACTCTAGATACTAGAGTATTAACGGAAGTCGACAATGAATTGATTGTATCTGTCAACTCGTTCTGGTTTATAGTGAGTTCTTGGATCTTTTCTCTTTCATTTGAGATATTACTCTGAAGATTTTCCTCCAGAGAGTTGATGTCATCTTCAAGGAGTTGGAATGCTGTTTCAAGATTTGAGATGGATGTTGAGGTTGCCTCAGAAAGAGCGGATTGAGCTGAAGCGATGGCGGTGGTAAAAATTCTAAGATCACGTACTTTTGCATAGGTACGATCTCCGTAACGGACATTGACAATCCCCATATCCGTGGTAGGGTCCATCACCTCTGCCAGACTCACGCCCAACTTCAATCCGCTTTTAACCCCACTACCATCCTCGACAAAGATCGTCCCTTCGGTAGTAAGTCCGTCTTGGGAGAGAACCTCTCCGGTTGTTGAGATTTCTTGTCTGGAGATATTAAGCAATCCCCCGGCATAATCTTCAATAAATCTAAAACGTAAGTCCGCGATTTTACTACCCCTCGCTGTTTATATCTTTATATAAGTATTTAAACCAAATATTTCTCTCAGCCATAGTATTCTTTAATCAGAGATTCTTCAAGATTAGTTGTAAAAAACGCATACATTTGTGGCGGGATAATCGAAACGGGTGGGGGATTGTCCCAAAGCACCAGCCAATTATTGCATAGTAACATCCTTATTTTGGATGCCACCCTTCTATTCCCCCAGTCAATCTCGCTCCCTCTTAGATCGAGTATTGTTTCATACGTTTTTCTAAACATCGAAAACTGAGCATTGGATGATGCGGCAATA